ACCAAACAGCAGTTTGTAATACAGATAAGTCGAGGACAAACCTGTGACATCAAATGAAGTTACCCCTGAATAGGAAGCACTAGCAACATAGGTCAAACCTGAGTTTGCTAAATAAGTGTTTGTATCAGCAGCAGTCAGGATTTGACCACTGGTGAATGTTTGAATTGCCATGTTTGTCTCCTTTAGAAACTTAGAAGGTTGTTATCGAGCGTTCCGAAGATTGCATCGTCAAGGGTTAGGTACTGGTTGCCGTCCGTACTTTCAAAAGTGTACGAAACAATATGAGACCCTGGGACGATTCGGTGTTCAATTCCCGAAGTTATCAAGGTTTGAGATTCTGATGTTGGGGTGCCTGTTGAGTAGTCCTTTTGCACCGTCACGACTGACGTGAGGTCAATGGCAAAGATTGTTGCCCATTGCGCAGCTGTAAGTGCTGCGAGTTCGCATGAGACGCCTGTGAAGCGAACGACGGGGTTGCGGTATTTGCCGAGAAGGTACGCGCCGAGACCGTTGACTTCTGTCGTTGTTGAGTTAAGCAGCTGCAAAAGTTGATACGTTTGAGACTGATACAGAGCAATTGAGGTCGGGTCGGTGTTGGTCTGGACGGCTCCGGCGGGACTCTGTGTTGAAATGTTGTTGTACAAGAGTTCCGACCCGTATTGATTGACGAGAGTCATGTACGGAATGCCTGTGCCGTTAGTCGTGAACGACGCGCCTGCAACAGGGTTCAAAACACTCGACCTGCCCTTGAAGGTTAGGGTTCCATCGGCTGAGGTGTAAAGGTAGCCCTGCTCTGAGGTGTTGACCTGCTGAAGGTACGAAAGACAGTTGGTGTCCTGAGTGACCGCGTAAGCGCCCAAAGTTGAGGTTCCGCTACCGATAGACCTTGCGCCCTGATAGGCGATTTCTGGGCGGTCTAGAACGGCTGTGACACGGGCTGACGATGACTCTGCGGACGGGCTGAAAGCGTTGAGTTGCTGATTCGCCAGGGTGCCGAACGCGTCAACGCATCGCGCAACCATTCGACCCTGATTGGCGTTCTGATAGTCAAGGTTCCAGTCCTCGACGAACCCTGTGTAAATGGGGGTGCCGTTGGCGTAAATGATGATGGGCGAACGAGGCAACACAAATGGGTAGTAGATCGAGGCCGTGTTGAGCGGGTCAAGGATTCTTGAGTTGTTGTTGAACACGACCTGTGCGGTGCCTGCGTTGAACTGGTCAAGTTGGCGGTTGCGTCCGCGCCTGATGTTGACCGACAGGACGATTGACGTGAGGTCGGCATAGGCGAGACCGCCGAGGGTGCCTGTGTCAAGCAGTCCGAAGACCGCGTCGTTGAGTTGAAACGGCTGACCGAACCCTGTGGTCGTTTGGAACCCGACGAGAACTTGATATGTGGGGACGGTCACAGTGTCGCTGCCGGTGCGAAGACAACGCCTGAGTCGCGTTGCGCTGCCAATATTGCGTCGATGATGTCTTGACCAATAGTCGCGGGCGAACTAATGAGTCCTGCATCCAAGTTGATAACGAGGTTGTCGAATGGCCCGATACCGCCGATGCCTGCCTGCTCGAATCCGCCTGCGTTGCCTGACGTGTTGTCAAAAATTGATTCTGGAGCCTTAACTGCTTTTGGTGGTACTGGTGGGATAGTTGCAGGCGCTCCGCCTGCTGCGCCAGAAATAGTTGATCCGGCAAACATTGCTTCGGCTTGTTGCGTTGAGACGGGACGATTTGACATTGGGTTTTGTGCCGTTAACTGATCAAAAGTTGGAAGACCTTTAACTTTGTAATTCCCTAAGTCGCCTGTGCGCAAGAAGTTAATTACTGATAACGGAATGGCAAGTGCATTCATGATGCCGTTTACCAATCCAGCAATTGAGTTGTAGATTTTGCCGAAAGTGTTAATCATGCCGTCAGCGCCTGTGCCTAGTGTTGCAATTTCTTTCCCAAGTTGGTTGACGCCACCTGCTGCGCCCTTGAGACCAAATGCTTCAGAGATGCGAACTGCTGATTCTCCAAGTTTGGTCAAGATGGGAAGCACCTTGTAGCCGATTGACTCTTCAAGTTCCCCTAGGGTGATTTTAAGGCGAGCCATTACGCCCTCGTAAGTTTCCGCTTTGTCTTTTGCTGCCCCGCCGAAACGATCCTCGAGCATTCCCTGGACTTTTTCAAATCCTGCTGCTTTTAATGTTGCAGCGTCATAGCCGACGCCAAGTTTGGCGAGAGCGCCATAGGAGCCTTCCTGAGCCTTCGCAAGAGCGTTAGCCACCGTCTCGACCGATTTACCAGTTGAGGCGCTTAGGTCAAGGCTGAGGTTTAGTAGGTCTTGAGCCTTGGTGACGTCGCCTGTTGCCCTGACGAGCCTGCCCAGGGCGGGACGAAGATTGTCGTCCGCGACTCCAGTTGCGCGTTGAGTTTTGTCGATGAATTCTTCCAGACCTTTAATCTGCAAGTCAGATGCCGTTGTGCTTGCCTTAATTGCGTTAGCCAATTCAACTTGTGCTGCTTGATCTTCTGCCGCTGCTTGCGCTGCTTTAAAGAGGACTGCTCCCGCAGCTGCTGCGCCAACTGCCAAGGCTGCAAAAGCAACGACTGCAACTTCTCCTGCTTTCTTTGCTGCAAAGCCAACTTTCTCTGTGCCGGACTCAAGGTTCTTAAATTCGTTGAGGGCGGACTTAATTCCTTTGCCGTCAAATTCTGTGATGATTGGAATTGCAAGTGCCATTAGTCAAGTTCTCTCTGTACGACCCTGATTGCGTCTTTAGATGCTCTAAGCATTTCACGTTCAATTTCTCCGCGTTTGCGAAACACGGCAGGCCCAAGATTGCGCGTATGGTTTGGCGCAGGAATTGACCCGAGATTGTTGCCAAGGCTGTTAGATGTTTTGCGTCCAGCCGCTTCCCAAATTGCAGCGCCAGCGTTGGTCTGCTGAATGTAGATTAAGGATGTTGCTTCACGGCTTGCGTCGACTTTTAATTTGACGCCTGAGATTGCTCGGGCAACTGAAAACGGAAACTTCTTGCTCCCGTTTTGAGTCCAGTTGCGAGCCATGCCAGAGAGATACTCGCGTTGGTACCCTCGCCTGACTTCGTCAATGGCGGGCTGTGCAATAAATGTTGCATCTCGAACAAACTGTTTGCGAAGTCCAGGCTCAACTTTGTTGAGGGAACGAATCGCTTCCTTGAGTCCTTGAATCTCAATGGTTGTGTTCGTTGTCATCGTCTTTGCCGTGATTTCTTTTGTTCTTGCAACACGTCAACAACCGTGAAAAGGTCGTCTGTGTCGAATGGGATGTCGGGTGTCCAGTAGCCAGTCGCGACAAGAACCTCCGCTAGTGAGCGTCGGAAACTGCCGCTTCTGTAAAACTTCCTGACTCCTCCGAGATGACGTCAATTGCTTTGGTCTTCTTGATGAAGTCGTCAAAGGCCAGGGGAGTTGTGATTCCCGCAGCTCGAGCAGATTCAAATGCAAAGAATGCAAGATCTTCTGCGCCGATGCCGTTGCCAAGACTGGATGCTTGTCGTTTGAATTTGCGTTCCCATGCGACGACAACGAATAGATTCGTTTCGACTTCATATGGGTCGCCTTCAATCGGTGTTACTTGTAGTCGGATTTTCATTGTTTCCCTCTTTTGTTATTTACGGAGTAGTGACGTCTCGTACCCAGGTGCCGTTAGAGAACGACACTGTGGCTACGGCAAGGGTGCCGATGGACGACATGATGACCGGAGCGGCGTCCAATGTGCACGTCGTAATCGTGAACTCTGGATTGCTCGCAGACTCCGTGGTGCCTGATGGCGACACAACAATTGTGCATGAACCCGCAGCGACGATTGCGCTGAGGAGGGTTTCCATTTCGGTTGTGCCGTATGAGAGATACAGCGACAAGTTAACCGAGACGCTTTGTAGGCCTTTTACTGCCTGTCGGCCTGTGTCCGCTAGCGATGTGCTCTCGAGAAGTTCAAAGCCCAAAAGTACCTCACAGGAGGAAAGTTGATCGCTGACATCCACGGCTGCTCCGCCTGTGGGGGTGATTGAGCAGGTTGCACCTGACAGGAATGTTGCTGTTGCCATTGGTGGCTCCTTAGTTTCTACGCACCGCTATTGCAACGGTGAGATCGTATGTGGGTATGTCTTGCCCGCCGTAGTTTGCATTGCCTGGACGGGCGTCTGTAACTGCGATGGGCGAGTTCATGATTGTGTCAACAGTTGACATGAGATAGTCGCCTGAGTCCTGATTGCCTGGAGGGGCTGCCAAGACTCGGACGGGAATCCGAAAGTCGCCGATGTTGTATGTGAAGGATGTCATGACGGGGAGTTCAATCATGACGGACATTGGGCGCGCGTTTCGGGGATCTGTTACGGGTTTGAGACCGAGAGCGGTGAGTTGTGTTTTGATTGCGTTGACTGCGTCGACGAGGATTCCTGTTGCAGCCATTATGCGACCTGTGGTCTTCCGCAGCCGATGAGAGCCATGATGCGTCCCATAGTTGACGGGATGGGGATTGAAGACATGGAATCAAAACTGGCGAAGGAATCGGCACTTCCGCGCTCGCGATACAGCGTTGAGGCATAAAGAATCCCGCCCAATTTCACGGCAGCGTCTGGAACAACGCTCTGCGAATCTGTGTACCCCGCTTCGCGACGCTTGCGATAGATGTATGAGTTTGCAGCTGCTACGCAAGTAGTAATAAATGCGGTGTCGTTGGCAGTTGCCTCTC